GCAACTCAGGAAACTACAACTCAGGATACCGCAACTCAGGACACTACAACTCAGGAAATGGGTATAGAAACTATTTTTGCGAAGAAACTAAGTACTTTCTATTTGATATTGAAGTACCTAGATCTATAATTGAAATGTTTAACGGGATTGATATGTCTTGGTTTTCTCTAGAAAACAAGACATATCAAAAAGCTTGGAAAGAGTGTCCTGAGTCGGTTTTAGCTGAGTTCAGAGCTATTCAGGAGTTTCAAACGGAAGAAGCTAAAGAGAAATTTAAGAGAATTACTGGATTAGTTTTATGATATAAATTACTGGATCTCTGCCAGAGTCTGAATAGCCCTTGACTTAGTAACCCATTTTAGGTAATATATTATTATGAAAAGAATTATTCTTATAGACGGAAACCCCTTAATGTGGCGAGCAGTCTATTCTCGAGATGAGAATTACGTTACGGAGGGGATTTTAACTTATTTCTTCGATATTCTTAACAAATTCGATTGCAGCAATGTTCTTATTTTATGGGACAAAGGTAAATCTAGGTGGAGGACCACCATGTACCCGGAGTACAAGGCTTCAAGAGAGGATCGTAAAGCTAAGATCAACCTTAAAGAGATGGGCATTCAGAAAGAAGACGCCAAGAGAATCCTTTCATATTTTGGGGTACGGAATATAACTGTTCCTGGAGTAGAAGCAGATGACATGATAGCTTGGTTTGCTGAATATTTCGCACATACTCATAAAGTCCTTATCGCTTCTCGCGATAAGGATCTTTGGCAACTTATTTCAGATAGAGTTACTATTTTTGATCCTCTCTCTAATACCCTTGTACAGCCTGTAGATGTTCAAGAGGAGCTAGGTATTACTCCTAGCTTGATCCCGGATTGGAAGGCTCTCGTAGGAGACCCTTCCGACAATATAAAAGGGGTTAAGGGAATAGGGAACAAAACTGCTCTGAAACTGATAGAGGAATATGGGGATATTACTTCTTTATTAGATCCAGCAAATAGCAAGAAGCTCCTGGCCAAGAAAACCACAGCTAAAATAATTGATAAATCCCATGATCTAGAGCATTCTTATCAATTGGTTAAGTTACCGGTGTTGGGCGATATGGGCCACTTCATGAATGAAGTCGAGTTAAAGGTTTTTCACGAGGAGCTGGAGAAGCCTGTAGTGGCTGATTCTTTGAAAGCGCCTTTAGAGATTGAGCTTATTGGGGCTAGATGTCATCAGAGGTTTGTGTCGGATTTGTCAGAAGAGCTAGAGCAGTTTAAGGCCTGGGTTGACGCGGAGAAGGTAGTGAAGCCTTTATCATACCAGTATCCAGATTTAGGATTTCTTACAGATGACGTAAACAGATGTCGAGGCTGTAATATGAAGCACCCTTCGATAAGAAGTCAACCTCTCGGGCCGAGTAATGCAAATATCATGCTACTGGGTAAAGATATTACGTTCGATGAGCCTCGGATGGTTTATTTAGATGAGCTTTTGGAAAACATAGAGATTAAAAAGGATACGTGCTGGCTTACTAACGTTTGCAAATGTCCTTCAGGATATAGCCCACTTTTGTACAGTTCAATTGAGGCGTGTTCTAGATTTTTGAAAGAGGAGCTTCGGCTGGTACAGCCGAAGCTTATTATCTCATTTGGTAATGAAGCGATGGCCTCAACGACTCCATACAAATATGGAGTGTTGAGGCATGTAGGTGAAATTGAGAAACAAACTATAGGTGACTATAGTTGTTTCGTTGCAGTCCTTCCCGATCCTATAGATATTATCAGATCTCCGGGGAAGATTGCTGATTGGAACTTTGGGGTTGACAAAATTAAGGAATTTTTGGATAATAGGCGGAAGAAATGATTCACCCAAGTTATGAAATAGTAAGATCGTGTCAGAACTGTAAATGCGTGCACGTTCTCAGGGTAATGGGAGTTGCTCCCATTTTTTACTGCAACTCTGATAATTCAGAAGTACCATCCTGGTCTTCTAGAGGTCCTGAGGACGAAGACAAGGATGAGTATGAACACTGGACTGTGGGTCGCCTCGTGGCCTATAATGGATTCTGTGATAACTATAAACAGGATTTTACGGAAATGGTAGCGGGTAAGTAAGGAGCGAGCATATTTTGGAAGATTATGACTATAGAAAATTCGATGCTTATTTGGGGGCAACTCCTGGCAATGAAGACCAGCACTATGTAGGTAGTATGCAACCTTTTGTTTTCGCTGCTGGTAATAGAATGATTTTCACCTTAGCAAACATCATTAAGTACACATTTAGGTACAAGGATAAAAAGGGTCGTCAAGATCTGGAAAAATCTGTATGGTATGTAGAGACTCAGCTTCTGGACCATGACAATTTCCTCCCACCCATCTTTATGCGGAAGCGCATAACGCCTGAGCTGTACATAAAAGAAAATACACAATTTAACGATATGCAAAAACGGATAGCCTATCAGATCTATTGGTACAACGTATCTGCAAATGTATACCATCTTAGGTTAGTTCAGAGCACACTGACGGATTACATTAAGGACTATGACAACAATGAGCGTTAAAGTAATTATTCAAGTAGGACTAGTTAAGAATAACAAAAAGACCCAGTCGGTGAAAGCCTATTTGAATGATGAAGAGCTTGGTTGGAATACTGGAGGGGAAGGTACTTTTTTAACTTCTATGAAAGATCGTAAATTCAAAGGAATGATCTGGTATATGTGTAGTACAGAGGCCGGGGAAGATGATGTTATTAAGATTTCCGTAAAGACCTTTCTTAATGGAGTTGGCCTGGACCACGAGAATACGTTTGAGTCGTTGTATTATGCAGATTTAGAGGCCCCGGTTCGGGAGGTTTCCTTAAGAGACGTAGGTATGAAAAACTATCCTTTGATTAAGGGGAGGATATTAGAAATAGGAACTGTTTCAGAGGAGGACAAAAGGAAGGCAGATATTGAGGATTTTCTCAATACAGGTTTTTAGAATGAAAGTAACGTTTGAACGATTGGTTGGTCCTGAGTACATGACGCCGGTTATGCGGGTTACTCAGGGAAAAGACATGTATACTACTAAGATGCCTAATATTTCAACGTGGTATGAAATGCTCCTATCAGAGCACAGCTCTGATAGGGCTGTTAAGTATAGAGTGTTTATTGAGGATATTCCGTATTATGCTCATGTTCATCTTGTCCGGCATTCTGTTGGATTTGAGCCTCACGTATATTCTCAACGGGATGATCACGGGATTTCTTTAGTGACTGATAAGGATGAGGCTAAGCAGGGGAACCTAATCAATATGTGCTTTGATGCGAATGCACAAGCGCTTATTTCGCTTGCTCGAAAGCGCTTGTGCTATAAGTCTCATAGGGTTTGTCAAGATTTCGTGAAAAAATTGAAATGTGCTCTAATTTATGACGGGGACGAATATGATAAGGTCTTGGGGAACTTGTTGATGAGGAATTGTTCCTGGTGGAGGGGGTATTGCGCAGAGCCTGTGCCTTGTGGACGAGTCACCAATGTTACAAAGCTCTCAGATATACATAAAAAGGCTTTAGATGATCAAGATTGACGCAAGAGGGACTGAGTTTGCTGCTAAATTGGACATTAGTCATGAGTTCTACGCTCGAGTGTATCTACTTCTGAGATCGCTCCTTTCTGCGAAAGGGGCTGAGCCAGATGTGTATACATTAAGTTATATGGATCTGTTAGCTCTTAAAAAGAAGTTGGACTCAATGGGCTTGGTCGAGGGGCGCACGATGACCAAGGCGGCTATGACCTTAATAAAGGACTATCAGGCTTCCGACAAAAGGAACAACGATATAAAAAAGGGAATTCACAATGAGTTGGTGGAGCAATCCCTAGAAGGCAAGCTGAAGACTGTTCCATACGTAGATCAACTAACAGGAATATCCTATTGCATACAGAATAGAAGGTCCGGTTTGTTTGATTCGATGGGGGTGGGCAAAGCGCAGCCCCTATCCTCTAAGATATTAACACCCACTGGGTGGGTGTTAATGGGAGACGTGCAAGTAGGTGACCCTATTATTAACTCGCAAGGGGGTACTTCTAAGGTTATTGGAGTTTTTCCTCAAGGTAAACGTCTTGTGTATAGAGTTACTTTCTCAGATGGAGCTTCTACGGAATGTTGTGGAGAGCATCTATGGCATATCCAGAGCCCTAGCTCTAAGTATCAAGGGTGCAGGCCTAAGGTACGTCAGTTGCAGAATTTTAAAGATGATCTTTTTTATAAAAATGGGAACCGCAAGCATTATATACCCATAGTTAAGCCTATTGAGTTCGAAGAGCGGGAGCTTCCGCTGCATCCTTATGTACTAGGGTTCTTGCTAGGGGATGGAGGCTTATCACATCAAAATGTGTCGTTTACGACTGAGGATGCTGAAGTAGTTTCTAATATTGGGAGGCTACTCCCGGAAGAAGTGTATATAAGGAGGCGTGTTGGTACTATAACTTATGGTATTTCTAAAACTGAAGGTCATTATGCTAATGTAGTTTTAGATATGCTTAGGGGCCTAGATTTAATGGGCCGGAAGTCTAACTCTAAGTTTATTCCCGATATTTATAAATTTGCATCTAAAGAGTCTAGGCTAGAGCTGTTGAGGGGCTTATTTGACGCGGACGGGTATTGTTCCCCAAGTAGTAATATTGAATATGTATCTGTATCGGAGCGGCTAGCCCTAGATGCTCAATTTTTAGTGTGGTCTTTTGGTGGAAAGGCTACTCTTAGCACTAAAACACCTACGTATACGTATAAGGGGAAGAAAAAAGAAGGTCAACTGGCGTACAGGTTACACATATCATTTCCCGGAAATGACACGCCCTTTAAATTATCTAGGAAAGCTGATGTCTGGAAACCCAGAACTAAGTACCCTCCTACGAGAGGCTTTGATAAGGTGGAGTGCGTGGGAGAAAAGGAAGCTCAGTGTATTTCTGTAGATGCGCCTGACCAGTTGTACATCACAGATGATTTCATCGTAACTCATAATACTATTCAGGCGCTAGGATCATTAATTTCATTGGGTCCTAAGGTCCGGAGGACGTTAGTAATCTGCCCTAAATCGGTTATGCTAGGGTTCGGGCGCGAGATCGAAAAACACACCCACCTAACCTCTGTGTCTATCCCTCCGGGACGGAAAGTTTCTCTTGAATTCTTGAAAAAACATAAAACGGGTAACTGGGATCTTATGCTAGTACACCCAGAGAACCTGATTGCTTCTGGCAAGCAGGCCATCTATGGAGATGTTACTAAGCTCCTGAAAACCATGAAATTCGACATGGTAATAGTAGACGAGTGGCACATGTATAAAAACGATGATGCTAAAAGGTCAAAGTGCGTGCTATCTCTCCTGGCAGAGTTACGGGACCGGGAGGCGAAGCCGCCCCGAGCTATCCTGATGACCGGTACTCCGGTTTCAGAGTCTCCAATGAATGCGTATGTAACTTTGAAAGTACTCAGCAATGAGCACCTTCCTAATATTTCAAGGTTTGAGACGTATTTCACACATAAAGAGAAAAAGACCATGACACTCAAGCCTAAAAAAGGCGTAAACGGGAAGAAGGGTCGCCGGTCCCGTCAAATATCGTTTGATAAGGTTGTGGGGTACAAAAATCTGGGAGAATTGAAATCCCGACTAGAGGCAGTCTCTATCCGGCGCACAAAAGAGGACATGGTAGGATTCCCGGATAAGACTACCATTATTAGAGATGTTATCCTTTCCGGAAAGCAAGAGAAGCTGTACAAAGCGGTCTGCAATGAAATCATAGCAGATCTTTCCAGTTCTAGTAAGATCAACCTGGCCAAGTTCTTCGCAGATAGTGCAAAAACGGTTCGACTGAGACAGTTGCTAAACCACCCGCAGTTCATTGACGAGACTTGTGAGTCCGCGAAGTACCTCGAATTGGATTCTATCCTCGAGGAGGTGATGTCAGACCCCGAGCAGAAGGTGATCATCTGGTCTGAGTACCGAAGGGCTATCGACTTCATCTACGACCGCTGGAATGCCCTGTACGGAGTTGTGAAGATACGTGGTGGGGTGGAGATCGATGATGCTCTTGCAAACTCCTTCGAGTATGACCCCAAGATACGAATTGCTGCAGCTATTCCAGCTAAAGCAGGTACGGGAACCGACTTTTTGGCAAGGGCTCGCACTGCGATCTATATCGACCGACC